TTGTGTAGTTTCTTGTCCCATTTCTTGCAAATGACGAATTGTAGTTTCAAAAGGACTTTCATCGATTTGCCTTATGCTTTCTCCAATATTCTCAAAAGCAGATGTTAAAGATTGAACTACTCCCCTAATTTTTATAAAGTCACCTATAGCAGCTCTCATTCTTGTAAATGCGTCTGCCATATTAGAAACTAAACCAGTCATTGTTTTAGAAAGTTTTTCGGTAGCACCTGCAATACCAACAGACGGATCAATCAATGTTTCTTCTAATGCTTTTCTAAATTGTGGTAATGTTAGTTTAGATAAATCTTCAATACCTT